GAGAAGTTGGATATATCTTTAGACAAAACCAAATAGTTCGTATGGACTTTGTGGGTGGTGCAACAATATTTAGATTTTCGGTTATCTCTCCTAACAGAGGAGCTGTGTATGGACAAACCGTTTGTCAAGATAATAGACAAGTATTCTTTTATGCAGACGATGGTTTCTTTCAAATTAATGGAGATCAAATTATTCCTATTGGTGCAGAAAAAGTAAATAGATTTTTTGATCTTGATTTAAACAAAGCATTTTCAGATAGAATTGTAGCAACAACGGATCCATTTAATCAGTTAGCTTTATGGTTATATCCATCTGCACAAAATACTAATAACACTACAGGTATTTGCGATAGAATTTTAATTTACAATTATGCTACACAAAAATGGTCTTTGTCTGAAGCAAATTGTTCATTTATTTTTTCACAGTTTGTGGGAGCTTATACAGTAGAATTAATGGATATTATTTCTCAAAACTTAGATACAATTAATATTGCATTAGACACAGACTTTTGGTCTGGTGGACAAAGATATTTAGGTGCAATTGATACAAATTACAAAGCAGCTATTTTCTCAGGAACACAAAACGAAATAGAAATTGAAACGTCAGAAATAGAATTGGCAAAAGGTTCAAGAACCAATATTCAAGCTGTTAGACCTTTAGTAGATGCACAAGCAACAGTATCTATTAAAACTAGAGATCGTTTAACTGACGATCCTATTCAAACATCTTATGCTGCTATGAACTCTAATGGTTTAAATCCAGTTAGAGCTTCTGGTAGATATGTAAGAGCTAATGTTAAAATACCCTCTGGAGAAGTATTTACTCATGCTCAAGGTGTTGATTTTGTTGCAAGTCAAGGAAGTTTAAGATAATGGCAAACGAAGTTATTGAAAAAGATATAGATAATGTTAGATATAGCTTTGAAACACAGGAATTTTTTCAACGACAATTGGAAGAATCTGTAAATAGTTTAATTAATAAAAATAATGTAGAAACTGACAAAGTTTTTGCATGGTTTATAGGATAAAAAATGGCAGGTATAAAAGATTATTCAACAACTCAAATAAATAATTCAAGTTTAAATGGCATTTCCGTAGCAGAAGGTATGCTACCATCTAATCTAAATAATGCAATTAGAGCATTAATGAAAAACACTAGAGAATGGTTTAATGATTCTCAATGGGTAGAATATGGAGATGGTGATGGTGCTTATACAGCAACCTATGCTTCTGCAACTTCATTTACTATAGATGGTGTTGATGTAACTCCTATTTATCATGCAGGTAGAAGAATTAAATTAACTGCAACTACTCCTGGCACAATTTATGGAACAATTAGTTCCTCATCTTTTTCAACTAATACTACTATCAATGTAACTTGGGATTCTGGTTCATTATCTAATGAAGCTATTTCTAATGTTTATATTGGAGCTTTATCTAAAACAAATTCATCTATTCCTGAAGGAGTAATTGCTACTGCAACTTTAGCAGATGGATCTGTTACTACAATTAAAATTGCTGATAGTGCTGTTACTACTACAAAGATTAATGATGCTGCTGTAACTAATGCTAAGTTAGGTGCAGACTCTGTTAATGGTTCTAAAATTGCAGACGATAGTATTAATTCTGAACATTACGTAGATGGTTCTATTGATACTCAGCATATTGCTGATGCTCAAATTACAACTGCTAAAATTGTAGATGCAAATGTTACTAATGCAAAACTTGCAACTAATGCTGTAACAACTGTTAAGATTGCAGACTCTAATATTACAACAGCTAAAATAGCTGACTCAAATATTACTAATGCCAAAATAGGAGCAGATGCTGTAACAAATGCAAAAATAGCAGATGACAGTATAGACTCAGAACATTATGTGGATGGATCTATTGATACTCAGCATATTGCAGATTCGCAAATTACTACAGCTAAACTTGCTTCTAATGCAGTAACAACTGCAAAAATAACTGATAGTAATATTACTACAGCAAAAATTGCAAATGATGCTGTAACCGCAGATAAAATTGCAGACGCAGTTATTGTAACTAATGCAGAAGCATCAGGTCATACTCCAAATGATACAACATTCTTTACAACGTCAGCTTCTGATGGAAGATACTTTAGACAAGACTCAAGTGAAACTATTGCTTCAGGAGATACTTGGTCAGGTTCAGATTCTTATATTGCAACAACCGCTGCTATAGATGCTAGAATAATTGATCTAGTTGATGATGTAGGTGGTTTTGTTGCTATAGCAAACGAAGATTCATTCCCAACTACAAATCCAGATATTAATAACAGCACAGGAACTATTGTTTCAATCGCTGATGCAGGTGGAATGACTTATAATACTGGTACTGGAGTTTCCACAGATGCTCAAACAACTGCTGGTGCTACCGTAACTATTAATTCTATTCCAGCAAGTATTGGAAGTCCTATTCCTAATCAATATGGAATGTTAGTTGAAACAACAGCAACTTTAAATACTTATACTTTTCATAGATTAGTTCCTATTGCAACTGAAGTAACAACTGTAGCATCTGTTTCAGGAGATATTACAACTGTTGCAGGACAAATTTCACCTACCAATAATGTTTCTACCGTAGCAGGTATTTCGTCTGATATTCAAACATTAGCAAATATTGAAGATGGAACAACAGCAACTAATGCAATTTCAAATGTTGGAGGTTCAATAGCTAATGTAAACACAGTTGCTACTAACTTAGCTTCCGTAAATAATTTTGGAGAAGTGTATAGAATTTCAGCTACAGCTCCTACCACATCTTTAAATTCTGGTGACTTATATTTTGATACCACAACAAATATTTTAAATGTGTATGGTGCTTCTGGTTGGCAGAACGCAGGTTCATCCGTTAATGGAACTTCACAAAGATACAACTATACAGCAACATCTGGTCAAACAACTTTCACAGGTGCAGATAACAATGGAAACACACTTGCTTATGATGCAGGTTACATTGATGTATATCTCAATGGTGTCAAATTATTAAATGGAACAGACGTTACTGTATCAAGTGGTACATCGGTTGTTTTAGCAACAGGTGCTACCGCAGGAGATGTAGTTGATATTGTTGCTTATGGAACTTTTTCAGTTGCTTCACTTAACGCAGATAACCTAGATAGTGGTACAGTACCAGATGCTAGAATTACTGGTGCTTATACAGGCATCACTAATCTTACAATGTCTGGAAACTTAACAGTTGATACAGATACATTAAAAGTTGATAGTGCAAATAATAGAGTTGGGATTGGTACAGCTAGTCCTGCAGTAAAATTTCAAGTTGGAGGTATTGGAGATAGCGGTCATTTAGTTAATATTGGAGTAGATAATTCTAATACTGAACTAAGAATAGCTAATAGAGCTTTTTATGGATATTATAGTGATGGTGCTGTAATACAAGGTTCAACTGGCAAACATATTTCATTTCATACTGATAGTACTACTTTTGGTGCTAATGAACGTATGCGTATCACCAGCTCTGGTAACGTAGGTATTGGTACAAGTTCTCCAAGTAATATACTTCACATTGTATCTACAAATGCTACTACAGTTTTACAAAGAACAACTGATGTAGGAAACAACTCAACTCTTTCAGCTTCTGAATTTAAAAATAGTGACAGTACAGTATCAGCTATCGCTAACTTTAATAAAAGTGGTAGTACAAAAAATAGTGGTGCTGATGGATATGAATTTAGATTAAGCAACTTTGGAAATGGATATACTTCATTCTTTAATGATGGTGCAGAACGTATGCGTATAGACAGTTCTGGTCATGTAATTATACCTAATGGTGTAACCTTAGGAACTGCGGCTGGAGTTTATAACGCAGCAAATACATTAGACGATTACGAAGAAGGAACTTGGACACCAGAATATGAACCTTCTGCAGGTGACCCATTTACATCAATAACATATGGTTTTAGAGATGCTACTTATACAAAAATAGGAAGAAAAGTTACTTGTTTGTTATCAATGCGAACTTCTGCTTTAACGAAAGGTACAGCTAGTGGTACATTATATCTAACAGGTTTACCATTTACAGTTGGAAGTACCGCAAATTTAAGAACCTACACTCCAGTAGGAATTAGTACAGGTTGGTTAGTAAATAATCCATCAAATATTAGACCTAATCATACTTTTTCTAGTGCATTAATACAAACAAACTTTGATAACACAGGCATACAAGTTTCAGATATGAGTACTGGTTCTGCTAATAATTTTATGGCATTAGAATTTACTTATTTTACAGATTAACAACAATAGGAGATAAACTATGGCAATAACTAAACAGACACAAATCGGAAAGATTGAAGTGGTCGGACAATACAAATCAGTTCAAGTGCGAACAGATATTGTAGTTATGGAAGATGGTGAAGAACTATCTAGAAAGTATCATAGACATGTTTTAGCACCAGATGCAGATATATCTAATGAACTTCCAGAAGTTCAAGCAGTATGTAATGCAGTCTGGACACAAGATGTCAAAGATGCTTATGCGACTTTCAAAGCCGAACAAGATGCTACATTAAATCCAGTAGAATAGTAGGAGATAAATTATGGCAATAACATACGAATGGTCTTTCCCAAACTTTGAAGTAGATTCAGAGAATAAGGTAAAGACAATACATTGGAGATATACAGCAGTAGATGGAGAACATTCAGCTAGTGTGTATGGCTCTTGTGCAGGTTCAGAAGGTATGGATTTTGATGCTATGACGAAAGAGCATGCAATTAGTTGTGTAACAGCGAATGACCAATCAGAAGCTGATATGCAAGCTAATCTATCCAGTCAAATAGAAGCACAAAAAAATCCTGTAATTGTATCTAAAAATAAAGAATGGTAAAATATGAAATTTAATTTTGACAATAAAGATTACGACAGCGACAAGCTATCGGAGCAAGGTAAAGTTTTCTTTGCTAAGCTACAAAACATTGTTGCTAGAAAAAATCAATTAGCCAATGAGTATGCTGATATTCAAGTATTAGAAAAGCATTATGCTGAAAGTTTAAAAAGTGAATTGCCTAAAGAAGAAAAAGAAGTTAAAGAAGAAACTAAAGAGGAAACTAAATAATGAGTAACGCAAGAGATAAAGCCAATATACCTGTATTAAACTTAACTGCACAAGGAATTAGTGTAGATGGTGGCACAATCAAACTAGATGGTAATTATCCTGTAGGTACAAATAATACTGCTTTAGGTAATTTAGCACTTGATGATGCTAGTTTAACAGGTGGTTCTAATGTTGCTATAGGTTATCAAGCACTTACAGTAAATACAACAGGTACTAACAATAACGCAATAGGTGTTACTTCTCAATTATCTAATACAACAGGAAATAATAATACATCTTTAGGTCATTATTCATTAAGATCAAATGTTAGTGGCAGTAGTAATACTTCTATAGGAACGCAATCGCTTCAAAATAACACAGCATCCAACAACACCGCAGTAGGTTATTATTCACTTTTATCTAATACGACAGGTGTAGCTAACACATCATTAGGTTCAACTTCTTTAAGAAGCAACACAACAGCTAATTATAATACAGGTGTTGGATATTCTTCTTTAAGAGATAACACAACAGGTGCTAATAACACAGCATTAGGTTCATTTACATCTTATTCTAACATAACAGGTAATTCTAATGTAGCAGTAGGTTATAATTCACTTGGTAATAATACGACAGCTAACAACAACACCGCAGTAGGTACTTATTCACTTTGTGCTAATACAACAGGACAACAAAACGTAGCTGTAGGTGCATGCGCACTTTGTGCAAACACCACAGGAAATTATAGTGTAGCAGTTGGTGAAGGATCATTAAAAGATGCCACTTCTAGTTCTAATACTGGTGTTGGTGCTTTTTCTTTATTTAAGAATACCACAGGTAATTCTAATATAGCAGTTGGAAGAAGTGCTTTACAAGAAAACACCACAGGTTCCTCCAACACAGCAGTTGGTAAAGATGCTTTATGCAACAACACAACAGCTTCTAATAATACAGCAGTGGGTTTCTTTTCACTTTTTGCTAATACGACAGGTGCTAGAAATACTGCCCTTGGTTGCAATTCTTTAAGAAGTAACACAACAGGTTCAGATAACGTAGCTATAGGTAGAGATGTTTTATATTCTAACACAACAGCTAATGGTAATACAGCAATTGGTATTGCCTCTTTATATCAAAACACTACAGGTGCATTAAATACTGCTGTTGGAAGTGGTGCTTTACAAAATAATACTACGGCTTCTGATAATACTGCTGTTGGTAGATGTGCATTACAGTCTAATACAACAGGTGTTAATAACACAGCTTTAGGTGCTGTTGCAGGTCAAAATAATACTACTGGTGTTGGAAATGTTTATATTGGATATGCAGTATGTGGAAGTTCAGCGACAACTAATAATGAAATAGTTATTGGTTGTAGTTTAAATGGAGTAGGTGCTGGTTACACAACTTTAGGAAGAACAACAGGAAATGATTACATTTATAATCAATTTACAGTTAATGCTTCATGGACAAAAGCATCTGATGAAAGAATCAAAAAAGATATTGAAACAGATACACTTGGTTTAAATTTTATAAACAATTTAAGAACAGTACATTATAGAAAAAAATCAGGTAGTGAATTAGACCCTTCTTTATCTGGTTATGATAAAAATGATACAGAACAAAGACCAATAGAACATGGTTTTATTGCACAAGAAGTCAAACAAGCATTAATAGATAGCGGTGTTTCTGAATCGGATATATCAAAATATGGAGTATGGCATGAAACTAATAATGGAATACAAGCTGTTTCAAGAGAAATGTTTATTATGCCATTGGTAAATGCAATCAAAGAATTAAAAGCAGAAATAGACGAACTAAAAAATAAATAAATGAATACTTATGTAGTGGAAGGTGGAATAGGTAAGTGTACTGCATTTACAGCTTTAATTCCTAAACTAAAACAAAAGTCAGAATTACAAATCTACACACCATACATTGGGTGCTTTGCAAATAATCCTGATGTGAAATTAGTATTAGAACAATCTTTGCCAATCCAAGACGCAAGAATTATGGCATCAGATAATATTTATTATTCTGAACCTTACAAATCTAATTTTCAGTTTGGCAAACAACATATTATTGAAAGCTATTGCGAACTTCACAATGTAGAGTTTGATGTAAATATGAAACCTAAATTATACACAGGTCATCTACAAGAAAATGTTAAGAAGTGGTTAGACAAACATAATATAGAAAAATATATTTTAGTTCAGTTTAGTGGTGGACAATCTCCATTAACTTATAATGGTCAATATAATAACATTAACCCAAACAGAAATTATCAACCATTCTTAGCACAACAAGTTATCAATCTTCTTAAAGAAGAATATCCTGACACAACCATTATTGATTGTACCTTACCTAATGAACCAGCATATTTTAATACGATTAAGTGTGATTTGCAT